GCTGGATCAATTTCGGTTATTTCTGGTTTTTTATTATCTTCTGGCATTTCTGTTTCCTCGCATAGTTTATCTACGGCTTCCCGCATGTTTTTGTTTAACTCGTCCTGGGCCTTCCTGACTTCAGGCTTTGATACTGCTGATTGGCTAAATACACTCTCACACTGAAGATGCTTTAATAAATCAGTTTCGCTTTCCGTTGCCTTTTCCTCGATTTCAGATTTAGGTGTTATTTTGATCTTTTTCTGATGACTGGGCGACCGCTTGGCCTTGATCTGCTTTTTAGTTGGTCCCACGGTCTTGAATACTTTCCTCGATTGATAAAAGCCATTACCAAACTTGATCACATGGCCGGTATCGACCAGCTCTCGCAGGCCTGGATAGATCGAATCTTTGCTCAATCCCAGTGATTTGGCGATAGTTTCAGGTCTCACTGGCAGTGTGCACTGCTTCAGCATGGTGTTAATCCGGTTTGTGAATACTGAATTCATCCTGTTTTAGTGATCCCCGCGGTTGATTGTCTTTGCATCGTCAATGATGTTTCGCAAATTATCCAGATTTTCCATGGCCTTTTCTTTGGAAACTCGCTGAGGCAGCTTTTTCTGTCGTTCATCGGCCAGGATGCCTGCAACCCCCGGAGGTGGAGGCCGACAGGCTTTCTCGAATTCAAATACGTTTGGCGGCCAATCTTCGTTCCAGTTCTCGAGGCCGCGCTTAATATCCCCAAGGGTGATTTTTGAGAGCACACGCAGCCACTGCTGTTGTGTGAGCTCAAGCATATCGGTCGGATATTGCGCATTCCACTTGGATCCATAGGTAGCCTGCATGACAGCAAAGATGTGCTTAATTGTCCGGGAGGTTACGGATGGCATCGAGCATTCGGTCTGCCTGATTTCTCTTGTCATAACTTTCACCTTGGTAATTACCTTTGAATTCAAATAATCCCTGCCAGCCATTTGAGATTGATTGCTCTACGATATCCATTTGGGTGCAACCACCGGCGCTTGCGAACTTGATGATTTTCCCAGCTGCCAGAACCTCCCCTTTTTTTGTCAGCTTTTTAAATTTAGCCTCTTTCCTGTAGTTGACGTAGGCCGTCCAGGCGGCGTGATCGAGGCCGGGAATATCTGGGAGAATAACGACAGAATTTTTCGCCCCTTCTTTTTTATTACCTTCATTCCTTTCATTACTTTCATTCTTATGTGTACCGTCTGTTGTACCGTCTGTTGTACCGTCTGATGTCCGTTTGTTGTACTGTTTGTTGTACCGTTCAGTCTGATAGTGTTCGTAATTTGTTATAGTTATCAATGTGATAACACTACTTTTCTGTTGTACTATCTGTTGTACCATTTCCAGTTCGTCTAAAAATCGTATCACTTTACCCCTTGACCAGCTCCAACGCCCAGCCAGCCGCGCTTTCGACCACGCACACTGCCCTCTTTTCACAAAAATCCTGTTGTTCCGTATGTAAAAATGCCTGTCGCGGTAATTGGCAAGCATTATGAGATCAACCCATGCCTGGCCGCGTGAAAACTTCTCACCGGTCCATAAACCATGATCGAGTAAATCTCGATCCAGAACAATGTAACCAGATGGCACGATCAGGCTACGTTTTTAGCTGCTGCTTCAGCAAGCATTTTGTATGTCAGCGGTATATCGCGCGCCTGAGCTGATTCAACCAACCCCACCCACTGATCTGCTGGTATCCTGTTGCGCACTCTCCACATATTAATCGTGCCGTATTTTTCGCCGATATCCTGGCTCAGAACCGTCATTGACGGCCATAGGTTAATAACTTCTTTGTGATTCATAATTGATCTGCATTTTTCTTTCAGATTGTAAGCACAAACTGTTGTATTAGCAAGCACGTCGTGTTAGATTTTACTCAGCGAGGCAAGTTCCTGCACACAGCCGAACGTAGATTTTGATTAATTCGTTCGCAGATCAATCTTGATGCTATGCGTAGGCCAAGGTGTTACCGGTTACCCACGAGGCCCGGCAGGATACTGGTAGGAGAGGCAATTCGGTAGCCCGGTTGCGCGCTGGTTCGAATCCAGCCCTCGCGCTATTTTATAAACATTTAACACTTTAAAATTTAACTATGAAAACAATTAAATTAGCAGAAGCTTTATTGCGCAGGAAGGAACTGCAGGAAAAGGTAGACCGCCTGCGTAAGATCGACATGAAGGATGCTTTTGAAACAAGGACTGGTCGCGGACCTGTATCAGATGGCTTCAATGAAATGATTGCCGAAGTCTCCAAAATTTCATTTCAGCAGTTCACTGCCTGCTTTGACTGGCACGCCAAACAGCTTCGCGAAGTTGATGCGGTTATCCAGCAAGCAAACTGGACCACTGAACTTGAAGTAAACGACGACGTTATGGGTGATTTTGTAGACCCGTACGTCAAATAGAAAAAGTCCAGCGGGCGCGGGGTGAAAGGTTTTGCGCTGTACCTTAAACAGTAGATGCGTCTGGATGTGTCATTGCAATTGTACGCTGGTATCACCAGCACCCTCCTGCTAAGAGGTGTCATTGGGGACTTAGTGTCACAGGTTCGATTCCTGTCAGCGAAAGCTGTAGCTCAAATGGTTAGAGCATAAGTTTCGACATTATAAGAGCCGGAACTCTTTAAACCGGGGAAGCCCGACTAAGAGAACCACTAACGGAGTACATCAAAATGACCGAATATCAGAACATTAGAACGTTGTATAAGAGAAGTCCGACTAACCACACCCCGGACGCTGGCATTAATTTACGAACCCGGGAGAGCTGCGGGCCTTGCACATGGGTGCGATTCACGGTTCACTAAGATGAACCTACAGCAGCGAGTAAATGAGTGAACGGTGAGATATCCATTCAGACAACGACTCATTTGCCGAGTGGGTGAAAGGCCCACACCTTTCAAACCAACTACATAGAGGTAGGAACAATGACTATCAAATCAATCGACAAAGCCACCGCCAAACTTTTGGCAGCAAAAATACAGGAAGCTCTGCAAGATTTAGCCGAAGAGCACGGCGTATCCATTAAGCGAGGAAACGGCACATTCTCACCAGACGGTAATAACTTCACGCTCAAACTGGAGATAAACATGCTAGATGAGTCCGGTGAAGTAATCACCAAAGAAATGACTGACTTCAAAGACTTGGCACATCAGTATGGATTGAAACCGGAAGACCTTGGCCGCGAATTCATTCACAACAACATGACCTACAAGGTGATTGGTTTGAAATCACGCGCATATAAGACCCCAATCCTTTGCCAGCGTGTCGGAACTGAGAAGATATTCAAGTTCCCTGAAAATTCTGTTGCAAAACTTCTCGAAGACTGCGCTGCTGCATAAAACTGAACCATGCGGTCAACACTTCAAATCACTACATAGAGGTAGGAACAATGCCAAAACCACAAGTAATCATCTACGAGAAGAGCGTATATGGAAAAACGCTTATTTACCCGGCCAACGAGACAGCTGAGACATTTTCCAATATCGCTGGCACCGCGACCTTTTCAACAGAAAACATTAAGCGAATCCAAATGCTTGGTTTTGAAGTTGTTCGCACATTTCCCCCAAGGGAGGCTTAGAAAATCATGAAAAAATCCACACTTTTTGACGAATGGTCCGAGGCGGAACTTGCACTCCGCAATGCACAAGTAGATTACAAGGAAGCAACCAAAAGACTTGTCGAAAGGATTACCGAACTCAATGTTTCATGGCCGTGCGACATGGATGATCCTGAATTTGTATCCATTGAGTGCGAAAGCGGTCCGGTTATGCTGGAACTTAAACCTCTTGACGAGCCAGCGATGAACCACATGCCGTTTCACATCCATCACCTTGAGAAATTGAAACTCTAAACTGAACCATGCGCCCGTAGTGGGTGCATGCTTGAGTTTAAGGCATATTACAATGAAGGGGGTGTAACAATTAGCGCCTACTATAACGAGCATGACAAATTCGCCGCAGAGTGCTTGCGCCAGCTTATCAAGGCTGGCCATATCGCCGATGGTGTAGTTGATGAACGGAGTATTGTTGATGTCCAAGCAGAAGAAATCCGAGAATTTACCCAATGCCACTGGTTCGCAGGGATCGGAACATGGTCATATGCCCTGCGATGTGCAGGCTGGTCAGACAGCAGACCTGTTTGGACCGGATCACCACCCTGCCAGCCATTCAGTAACGCAGGACAACGAAAAGGCAAAGA